TTTCAAACATGGGTTAATGAATACATTCAAGTTTGGTCACAACAAACTCCAGAAGCATTAGATAGTGTTGCTTTAATTCGTGCTCTAGAGTGTACAAATGGATGTACACAATATGCTTTTAGATTAGAAGAACCTTATGCTCTTGGATTAGAACAGACTAGACTATGTATGTCAACATCAATGTCTGCCATTAAATCTAAAAAATTAAAATTAAATAACGGTGATATAATTAAATTTGATCCTAGTATTCATGACCTACTTGATGAGGTTAGGGATATCTATGTTGATGGATTTAAAAAAGGAGATCGAAATAGAATGATGCAATTCTATGCTCAATCTGTTGCTCAATTTTATGTTCTTGGAAGAGAAAGACTTGAAAAACAGTTGGAATTTATCAGAGAACATTTTGAAGATGTGTTTACTGACAGGTTTCTGACCTTAGGTAAATATTATATTTTTTCTTACTTAGACGTATTACAACCAATTCAAAATGAAACTATTTCTTGACACTGCCGATGTAGATGAGATCGCTGCGGCATATGAAACTGGACTGTTGGATGGAGTTACCACCAACCCCACTCTAATCCTCAAGTCGGGTAGGCAACCACAAGATGTTATTAGAGAGATTGGACAGTCTTTCCCTGCTCTTGATAGTATCTCTGCTGAGGTTGTAGCAGATGATGTCAATGGCATGATGGAACAAGCAGAGGAATACATTTGTATGGATGGTAACATCACTATCAAAGTTCCTATGACTTTCCCTGGTCTAAAGACTTGTAAGGCATTATCTTCCATTGGACACTCAGTTAATGTAACGCTTGTGTTCTCTTTGGCACAATATATTCTTGCTAAGAATGCAGGAGCAGATTATGTTTCTCCATTCGTAGGTAGATGGGAAGACAATGGAGTTTATGGTGTGGATCTTATCAATAAGATCCATGAATACAACATTAAAGATTCTACTTTTTACCATGATTACAACGCTAATATCCTGGCAGCATCTATTCGTGATGTAAGAACTGTAGAAGCTTGTGCTCTTGCTGGTGCTGACGTTTGTACGATGCCACCAGTAGTATTCTGGAAGATGTATAAAAACATCATGACAGACAAAGGGTTGGAACTATTTCAAAAGGACTGGGACTCAGTTGACAAGTAAAAATCAATCAAGTATAATGGGCGAGTGATCGCCCATTTTTTTATGGATATTAAAGTATATAAAATTCCTGGATGTATGTCATGTACTAAAATGATTGAGGTAATGTCCAGAGCACAACTGGTATATACCCCAGTCTTAATTGGTATTGATATTTCCAGGACAGAATTCAAAAAGAAATTTCCTAATGTAACTTCGTTTCCTCATACTGTAATTGACGGAAATGAAATAGGTGGTCTTACAGATACAGTCAAGCATCTTGTATCTATTGGCCTACTAAAATCGAGGAGATCTAATTCAAATGGATGAAAAACTCCCTATAAATAAAGGTGTGGAGCTAATGCTCAGGAGGGGTAATAAGGAACCTAAAACAAAAGGATTAAAAATAGATAAACTTTTATCCCTCTTCCGTAAAGAATTTAATTTTAAATTTGAATTTACCTGGAGGGAATTACCATAATCACCGGGGAGTACAAACATGGAATCAACAGCATTTTATTTTATTTCAGCATGTTTTATGGTTCTGTTTGGGTTAGTTGGTATTATTGTCGGATGGCATACCAACGACGTTGTTTACAATTTAATTGCTAAAAAGAACTCTCCTGAATTACATCCTGAGATGATTGATGATGATGGATTTATCATCAATGAAGAGCTTCTTTCTGTAAGATTTATTGACGAGGAAGAGGAGGATGATTATTATTGATATGAATCAAGTTATGATAAGTAACTTGATGGGGTTCTTTAAACAGGACCCCTTAAACGAAAATTGGATACGTAAAGTAATTCTAGAAAGTATTCATAGTTATCATAAAAAATATTCTAAGGAGTATGGTAATAACATAGTTCTTGCTTATGATAGTAAACACTACTGGAGAAAAGATTACTTTCCATATTATAAAGCGTCTAGAAAAACTGAACGTAAGGTATCTGGATTAGACTGGGTAAAAATATTTGATTTACTTAATAAAATCAAGTATGAAATTAAAGAATACTTTGATATGTTTACTGTTCTAGAAGTTCATGGAGCAGAAGCTGATGACATCATTTCAGTTTTGTGTAGGAATAAAAAACCGAAAGAAAAAATTCTTATAATGTCTGCTGATAAAGACTTCATACAGTTACAAAAATATCCTGGAGTATATCAATACAATCCATCAAAAAAACAATACATTACTTCTGATAGTCCTTATTATTTTATAAAAGAACATATTATTAGAGGTGATAAATCTGATGGAATACCAAATATTTTATCGGATGATGATACGTTTGTTTGTACAGACAAAACACAAAAAAGAATTACTCAAAAAAACTTAAACGTTTGGGTAGATCAAGATCCAAGTAGGTTTTGTAAAACAACTGAACATCGTGAAAATTATTTAAGAAATAAAATTCTGATTGATTTAGATTGTATCCCTGAAGAACTTGAACAAACTATATTAAATGCCTATGTTTTTGAGGCACTAAATAAGCAAAGGAAGAACTTACTTTTTGAGTATCTTCGTAATCATAAAATGTATGATTTGCTCAACAATTTTTACACCAATCCTATATTAAAATGAGACTACTAATTTCTGAGATTTTTCAAAAAGTTAGCAATGCTAAAACAAAAGCAGATAAAATTAAACTACTTCGTGAGTATAATTCTGATGCTATTCGTCAAATTTTGATTGCTAATTATGATGAGTCTGTAATTTCTATGCTTCCTGAAGGGAATGTACCATACACACCGAATGAATCTCCTAAAGGAACTGATCACACTCTTCTTGAAAGAGAGTATCGTAAACTTTATCTGTTTTTCAAAGGCGGTGCTTCTATTACTAAGAGCAGAAGAGAAGTATTATTCATTCAACTTCTAGAAGGACTTCATTCTGAAGAAGCAGAAGTTTTGTGTCTAATGAAAGATAAGAAGTTACAAGACAAGTATAAAATTACCAAAGCTTGTGTATCAGAAGCGTTTCCCCAAATCAAATGGGGAGGACGTTCTTGATATGGGTAAAGGTATTAGAATGATTCACAGGGATTGTGACCCTACGCTGGCATTAGATAGAACACTTCCCTGTACTGCTTTTTTAGTTGAGTATATTGATGGAGAGGTTACAAAATTTGATATTGTAATGGCTTCTAAAAAAGCAGATATTTTTGATGAGTATTGGGACAAGTATAGAAAAAACTTAATTAAGTTTACTCAAACTGAAGGGAGACAGAACCCTAAAATTTGGAGTCCACCAAAGACTTGACATAAATAATTATTGGTGCTATCATAACACCATCGTTCATCCAAAGGGATTTTATATCCCTGTGGACGCAAGTAAGTCGCGGAACGGAGCGTTCATCCCATGCTAGAGTTACTTCTATCAACTACACTCACTTGTCAACAATCTGATGCTATCATGCTGAAGATTAAGTTGAATGAGTCTCTACCTGAAGCAGTTCGGATAGAGTTAGTAGAGACCGTAAAGGATTATACTAAAGAGTGTGAGTGGGACGCAAACGACTGAAGGAACGGGGAATAAACCACCCTAGTATTTCAGGAGACTAACAATGAACACACTTCAATTGATTCGTAAGCAGATCCAAAAGGCATCTGCCCTTCACGATGCTCAAATTGCTATGACATCATATCGTGGTGTCAAATATGAGTGTCAGCAAGGTGGTGACGAAGTTCACGGCACCTTCTGCTATCGTGGACACACTTATAATAAGTGAGTTACTTGTAAAACATGGGGGGGCAATGCCCCCCCTTTTTTTGTCTTGACATACACAAAAATATATGCTATACTTGTAAAAATTATTCTTTTATTTAATGGATAGATTAAAAAAAATGCAAAAGGCAATTCAAGGTGCT